GTCCTCCAATTGATACATTCTTTATAAACGTACAATTGATAGCTGTCAACCCTTTTCTTTAATTATTTAAAGAACGTGCAACGGCTATCAGTCCAACCACGATTGCGATAATGAGTAGCCAAAGCTTCCTCAGTCTCACCAATCAAAGGAGTGACTTCAAAGATACCATCAACAGTTTCAATCCAAACAATACCAAACACAGCTACTTCAGTATAAAGACCATCTCCACAAGGCTGCATTTCAGTTTCAATCTGAACTGACACTTGCTTGATCTTTACATAACCAGCTTCTTGCATTTGGTGAGACATTTGCTTGCTCCATCTGTTATTCAGTGATATATACGTCTCCTATTGATTGTCAACCCTTTTCTTTAATTATTTTATATTGCACTGCATTATTCTTTATATTTTCGTTCAGACTTATTTAGCTTACGCTCCCCATCATCATCTAAGATGCTGCTAACCAATTGATCTTGAGCAATCACCTTAAACAATCTTTGCAATAAAGCTGACCTATGGATACCGCGTATACGAGCGCAAAGCATAAAATAATCAGCAACCTTATCTGACATTCTAACATGAGCGTGTTTCATTCTCGCCCCAATGTCACATTAGTGCTAACCCTAACATCATAGTTAGCAAACGTCCAGCACTCTTTACTTTCAGTAATGAATACAACCCAATACAAATCACTCTCAATACCATAATCAATTAAGAACTTAGCAACACCTTGACCTTTAGGCGTCTCTAACCAAATTAAATTATTAATTTCGTGGATCATTTCTTCATCTTCCTTACCTCATGAGCTATGGCAAATGAACCTAGCGCTTCAATTTTGTTTGCTGCATCATTTATTGCTTCATTATAAATTTGATTATCCTGTTGCTCTCTTATTTCTCTCATTCTTTTGCTCTCAGCTAAACCAGCTTCCCATAAATTTAATCTCATTTTTGCTCTCTCCATCTGTTATTCATACAATAACAGCTTCTACAGTAATGTCAACACTTATTTTAAATTAAAAGCATCATTCCAAATATCGTTCTGACACTCCATAGCCTTACTTAACATTTCAATAACATATTCATTGTTTCTATTGGACGGCTCACGCTTAAACGTATTCAACACAGTCTGCACATAATAAATTAAAGTTGGTCTATCTTCTGCTGTCATTTGTCATCCTCCTTTAAAAATTCTTCCCCAAATGTTCCTGCAAATACAAATATAGCATATGAGCTTGTGATCTATCTAAAACTATTACCGCATCATTAATATCATCAATTATTCTAATTCCAAACTTATTTGTAATGGTCCCATATTTAAATTCTACTAAACCAGTGGTGCCCCTAATTACTAATTCTTTACTGCTCATTTGCCGCTATCCTTTCTTTGTACCCACACTGTAAAGAATTTAGTTAGGTCAGTCAATTGTTCTTCTGATAAAGCTATACAAGCGATCTGATCCCTCATGAATGCGTTTTTGCTAGTTTTATTTAAACTTAGATAACAAGTAGCATCATCAGCTTGAATTCTAAGCTTAACGTCAAATAGATCATTTTTATTTATTAATTCAAAATCTTTCATTCTTTTCGTCCTTTTTCTTAATAGTACAGGGTTGTATGGGCGTTAGTCTGGCTAAGTCCTTGTTTCTCTTATATATAGTATAAATAGTATATATAGTATAGATAGATATAAGTGTTACATGTAACAGGGGGTAGTTAGGGTGTTAAACGGGCCATACTATTACTTTTTCCACTTTTTTCGAAATAGTATGACAATTTCAATGACTTACGAGGGATATTTGCCTTTTTTTGCCGCACTATTCACACTATTTCACCCATTATTGCAGGTCAATCAATCGAACAAATGTGGTAAAGTTTTCCAACTGTCTTATATTTAGTCAACTCTGCTCCTTTCAATTCAACTAGATTACCAGCATCTATTAAAACCTGAAGCGTCCTTTTTAGTGCCGCCGTTCCTCCTAACTTATCATTTAAGAAAGGAGATAGCTTACCTAAACGATTATTAAGATAGGCATTATTAACAACTTTATCTTTATGCTGAGCATCAATTCCTCTATATTTTCGTATGTAAGATACATCTTTATCCATATATTCTTTCAAAATACGCAAAGCTTCATTGTATTGTTTAAGCTCAAATGAACTAGACCCAATTTCACCAGCTTCAAAACGCTCAGTTAAAGCAGCAATATCAGCTTGAACAAGCTTAGCGGCCCATTCCATATGATTGACTTGAATTGTAGGTTCCCACATATGTTCGCCAACAGCAATCAATGCTGACAGCTTCAAGACTTTAATGTGGGCACGGTTCCAAAGTTGTCTAATTACTTCTTTATTAGAGCTATTAATCTTATTATCGGCAAACTTATCAAAATCATAAAGCATCTTAGCTGCTTCAGGACTTGATTGCACATTAATACAACGTCTTGGATTAGAATAATTTATACCTTCACATTGAGCAACTAATGAAGCAACATTTCCAATTAACGCTGTAGAAGGATGTATTTCTGTATGATGTTCATTAAGCGCAGGACGATTGCCCTTATACTCAATCAATAAGAAGCGAGGCAATAAGCCTTCACTAATCATATCTTCGTTTAATGCTCCATAAAAACGCTCTGGAGTACTTTCCCCAAGAATACTAAAAGAGGGAGAAGGTACAGCACTAGTATTATTCGCCTTGTCTGAGTAAACGGAGGCATGAAGTATCTCGCTATGACCAGACTTGTTATAAAGGTCAAGAAACATGCGACGCAAACTAACTTCTGATCCGTTAGCATTAGGGCTGCTCATTTGTTGAAGGCGCAAACCAAACTCGCCCAATAGACTGATAAAGGATTGTGATGTATGACCTAAGTATTTAAATAGGGCTGCACCAGATGATATTTCTGATGGGCCAATGAAATATTGACTAGTCGGAACTTGCATCTTAATTGTATTCATTATCTTATTAATACCAGATGCAGCAGCTTCTTTACCTGCTCCAGTCATGGCTAAAAGCAGCACGTATTGATTTAATCCTGTACCTGAGATATTGTAGGCTCTACCGCAAATGCCAGCCATAAGCCCTATGGCCGCTGCCAAGGCTACTTCTGGTACGGGGCGAGGTGCAGCTTGATAAATGAAGCTAGCTATGTCGCCAAGCAATCCCGGTGGAAGCTCAAGATTAGATGACAGTATTGGATCAGCTATCGCATTGCTCAACTTTAATTCCAATGCTTCTTTTAAGCTGGATATGTCTATATTTGGTATTTGCGCTAGAGGTTTATTTACTGCATTGCTATATGCACCGGGTAAATAATCCTTACGATTAAACTTCTCAGCTTTATCCTTTGGGCCAATTTTGCGCTGATACCCAAGTTTGCTATTCTTCATTATTCTTATAGCTTGCTCAGCGCTGATATCATAGAACACAAGGAAATTCATGAAAGCTAGATCAATAGCTGACCTATCAGAACCTTCAGGATATCCGTTATAATAAAGCTCTTTAAATTGCTCGCCATTAGCAGCAGAACAAATTTTAGCTATCAATTCCTCATCTGTGCCAATTGCAACTGTAGCGACAGGATTAAGTTGAACTATATTAGAATTGGGTCTAAAGGCTTGCTGCAATTTATTCAGCAATTCTTGGCATTCAGCAATAGGCTTATCATTATAAACCTTACCAGTGAAAATCAAGTAATGGTCGGATGAATAACACTCAACACCCCATTCTTGATTTTTAAATCCGCCTTTACCATCTTCTAAATGAAGTTCACCTTTGCCCACAATGTGACAACCGTTGCCAGACAGGCTAACTTCACTGTAGCAATTGAAATCGTCATGAATGGACTGATGCACAGGGCCACGCCTTGCTTCAGACTGCGTTTTGTCTAAGTCAATAATGAAGTATGGATCAGCTTTAGTTAAAACTAACCCAATACCAATTAAATCATTGGTGCCAACTGCTGCAACGCAATGCTCAAAACTATTCCATGATGTAGGTCTATCAACGCTAGCTTGCCAACCATTCACTTGAAATAGATTTTTATCAGCCTTACAACATACCCATTGATTGAGTAGGCGCAATTCTTCCGGGATGTTCATATACAAATTAGCCACGTCTCGCCCCTTATGGCTAATCATTGAGCTAATTCAGCTTCAAGCGCTTCCTTAGTTAGCTCCTTAATAACCCTTGCAATGGACAGCCGCTTGTTCATACGACGCTCCATCAGGGCTCGAAGAAGCTCGAGATTTTCAGCGTGATCGCCTGTAATACAGACGTTTACGCGGGCTTTTGAGGGGATTTCTTGATTTGTCATGGGCGAAACGATTAAAGCAAAAAAAAGACAGGTCAAGAGAAATTTTAACGAAATAACGATTGACAGAATTTGGGAACCGTCTAGAACGGCGTTCAAGCAAACAAGCTAAAAGGAACCATCATGAGCCGTCTAGTTAAAAACTAGCGCTAGGCAAAAGCGAGGCTAATATAATCAACACTACCCTGTCGCATTAATGATTAAAATGACAACAATGAAAGAATGACTATGATTAAAGTTGCTACAATTGCTATCCTACTTATTGGTACAATTAATGCTAAAGCAGATGGTCTATTCATGGGCGTAAATTGGGCAAGCTCCAACGAAGTCCGTGCTCAGGACAATGACGGCATTCGTGCGTATAAATTGAACAAGCCTAGTGTACAGGTTTACGCTCCAGCTTATGCAGGACGTAATTCGCAAGATGGTATCTGCGATAAGTTGCAGGTTAATGCTACAGACAATGACGGCTATATGGCCTATAAGAATAGCCTAGCAGTTCATACGCTCTACAAGCCAAATGGTGTATGCGAACCTGTTTATTATCCCGGCTTTGCGTTTTGGGGAGGTGAGCAGAACATGGCTCTAGCTCCGCGTTGGAATGGTCAACCTGATTGGACACCTGCTACATTTAATTATATGGACTGGACTGATCCGCGCTACAATCCTTGGATGCGATACGGAGGTTAAACTAATTGGCGGTATAAAAGCCGCCAATCATTTCAAATGGAGTTTTAATAATGCCTAATGATATTCGCGAAATTATTAATTCACTTGACGAACAAGATAAACAAATGTTTTGCCAGCACCGCACAGAAATGCGACGCAGCTATTTGACTGCCCACAATTCAATTATTGGTGTCCATGCATGGGATGCTTACGATGATGCGTTTATGGACATTATCGATTTGAAGCTGGCTATTCTATTTGATAGGGCTGGTAGGTTTGAAGCTGTTAAAGATAAAACTATTGATGACGCTGAAATTGGGCGCATTGAAGATGAAATTCGTGAGGCTGCAAAAACATTCAAGAACCCTAATTTTGAAACTAGCTTAGCTACTGCTTCAATGAAGGGTAATGGTAAAGACAATGGATGGACAAGCAAGCCATGAATGATTATAAGATTGAATGCCGTCCTGAATATCAACATATTAAATATGCTATTTATAGAAAAGAACCTATTTGGTTTGGAATGAGTTACCAATGGGTAGAAATGGCTAGCTTTGATACTATAGATAAAGCTGAAGCTGCACTATCAGAAACAAAAAACTTCCCTAAATATTATAGGTATTAAAATGAACACTTGGCCTCTGCAATCGGCTACTCCTTGGCCTAATGCCCCTTCCAATCCCCTAGACGCCATGTCAGAGGATCAGCTTCTAATGCTATGGGATAGCAAAAAGAAAGCTATTGAAGTAGCTAAAGAAGAAGAAATGGACTTGCGCAAGTATATTGTGGGCAGGGAATTTCCTAAGAAAACTGAAGGTATGAATACCAAAGAATTAGGCAATGGTTACCAGCTTAAAGCAGCAGTTAAATATAATTACAATTTGGCTGATAATGATACGGTTGAAGAAAAACTCAACAAAATTTCTTCACTTGGAAACATGGGTCCATTTATTGCGGATCGTCTGGTTAGTTGGAAACCATCATTCCTATTGACCGAGTATCGTCAACTGTGCGAAGATGAAGCTAAAGGTGATAAGTTTGCTAAAAGTGTTTTGAATATTGTAAACGAAATGCTTACTGTGACTGAAGCTGCGCCTAGCCTTGAGATAAAGGAGCCGAAAGGTAAGAAGAAATGAAGAAAAATGAAACCCATGAGCGTATCATAACTTACTATTTAGAACCTCATGAAATAGATCAATTAATTTTAGATAAAGTTTCTAAAGAAGCTCAAGTTGGGACTAAACAATTTGCAGTAGAATTTGAAATTAATTATGAATTTGTCAAAGAAGGTTCTCCTGAATACAATACTCGCAAGATTAAATGTACTGTAAAAATTAAGCATGATCTAATTAAAGCTGCTCAACCTCAATCAGTAGAGAAAACAATTTAAATGCAAATGTCTGATCTAAGACCAGCCCGTGACTTCGCATTACAGTTTGGCTGCAAAGCATTAATCTATGGAGGAGCAGGCACGGGCAAGACACCAATTTTTAATACTGCTCCTCGCCCATTGCTGTTAGCGTGCGAGCCCGGACTACTATCAATGCGTGGTAGCACTATTCCAACGTATGAAGCTTACACAGCACCACGAATTGATGAATTTTTTAAATGGTTTTTTAATTCAGCAGAAACTAAAAACTTTGATACGCTTGGTATTGACAGCACGTCACAAATGGCAGATATATATCTTCAAGATGCCGCAAAGACTATTAAGCATGGCTTGCAGCAATATGGCGAAATGGCAACCAAGACCATGAACCATTTGCGTACACTTTACTTTACACGTCAGAAGCACACGTATCTAATTTGTAAGGAGGAAATTTTAACAATAAATAATATTCAAATGAGACGGCCCTATTTTCCGGGTAAGCAGCTAAACGTTGACATACCTTTTATGTTTGATGTTATCGCGCATCTTTCTAAAGTGCCTATCCCGAATGTAGGAGAACAATTAGCCTTCCGTTGCATTGGTTCTTATGATGTAATGGCACGTAATAGAGTTGGTACACTAAACGAATTTGAACCGCCGGACTTTACGGCAATTGTCAATAAATGTATGGTGTGAAATGGCAGAAAAACTAATTGACATAGCTGCTGAACTACGCCACGAAACAGATAAAGCCTATCTAATCTATGATGGTAGGTCAGAAATTAAAAAGGGAGACACAGCACCTAGTGAGTTACGCGTATGGGTGCCTAAGTCTCAAGTTGAAATGAATGATGACAAAACTTTTACAATGCCAGAATGGCTGGCGTTGGAAAAAGGATTTATATGAAATATTACAGTACAGTTTATGAAAAGGAAATAACAATGCCTGCTAAAACTAAACCTAAAAAGCGTGGTCGCAAGCTTGGCGTAAAGGTTGGACCTTACAAAATTATCACTCTTAAAATGCTTCATGAGCAGCTTAAGGAATTGAAGGCTCAAGTTGCTAAACATGAAAAGGTGTTAGGCTGATGATGTATGGATACAAACAATATCGCCGTACACAAATTGCTGAAATGATACCTTGGTTTATTGGATTTGATATGGACGGCGTTAGCGTTTCTGCACCAGATAAGCAGAAAGGATCACCAAAGGAAGGTGACATGATTGCACGCAATCCTAAAAACCATGAAGATAGATGGTTAGTTGCGTGTCAATACTTTAATGATAATTTTGAGGAAATGTAAAAATGATTATTCCCACAATTGGACGTATTATGTGGTACTGGCCAGATAAACAGTATCGCGGCAAACTCCCTTGGGCTGCAATTGTCACTGACGTACATAGCGATAATATGGTTAGCCTTGCTGTGTTTGCTTCAAATGGCGACACTATATTGGGCGGTAAACGGTCTGTACCTGTTGTACAAGACGGAAGTCCAAATATTGCTGGCGATAGCCCGTATGTCGAATGGATGCCATATCAAGTTGGTCAAGCTAAGAAAGATAAAATCAATGGATGAAAACAAACTCGAAGCTGAGCTAACAGCGCTAGGCTTAAACGCACCACGCCTTTCGCCAACGCTAATAAGTGAAACTATCATAGCAGAACAGTACTATGTATTTCCGGGTACAGTTATGACTGTATGCTGTCTTACACTTCAGAATGGTTTCAATGTTGTGGGTACGTCTGCTCCTGCTTCACCTGAAAATTTTAATGAAGCTAAGGGCAGGGAAATTGCTAAGGATAAAGCACGCGAACAGATTTGGGCATTAGAAGGGTATTTGCTCAAGTCTAAACTCAACAAGACCCTTTAAGGATAAACAACTAATGTCGCCGTACAACGCAACTTTCGACGCTAACCAATTCGAACCACGTCAATCTGCTGGTGGTCATCCAGTCGGAAATAAGTTTCCATTTGAAATTAGTCACACTGAAGTTAAGCCTACCAAGGATGGTACTGGTGGAATGTTTGTTGTGACATTCACAACGCCAGCAGGACAGATTGACTATCGTTACAATCTGTTTAATCAGAGCGCTAAGGCTGTTGAAATTGCTCATGGTCAATTCTCAGCACTTTGCCGCGCTGTTGGTCGCTATCAGGTTGATTTTAACAATGATGGCGCAATCCTTCGCGGTGCTAAAGGTTGCTTGGATGTTAACTATCAAAAGGGCGAAGAACCTACCGCTGAGCGTCCTGAAGGTGGTTATGTTGAAGTCAAGAAAATCTATGACGTGAATGGCAATGAACCGGGCAAGGCTCCTGCCCAAGCTGCTCCTGCTCAGGGGTTTGCCAACCAAGGCCCAGCGCCAGCAGCAGGGCAAGTCCTACAGCAGCAGTCGGGCGGCGGTTGGGGGAATGGTGCCCAGCCTGCGGCAAACGCACCAGCGGCTTCCCAGCAGACCGCGCAAGCATGGTCTCCCGGTGGTCAAGGAAATACGGCAAATCCACCATGGGGTTCGCGCTAGAACGAAGCCCGATAAGAGCCATAGCGCGTAAACTAAAACCGTTGGCTTTGATACAAGGTCAACGGTTTCTTTTTATTCCCACACAAAGGTCACCTGATGCTTGATTTAAATAATAAAGATGACCGCAATAAACTAGAAGAATTGATTACTGATGATATTAATCAGTTTTGCGCAACCTATTATGAAAGTGGCCATAGAAAGCATTTAGGAGCTTCAGAGTTAGGCGAGGAATGTTGGCGCAAACTCTGGTATGGTTTTAGATGGACTAAACGGCAGGTGCATGACGGCAGAATACTGCGCTTATTCAACGTTGGTCATTCTGCTGAGCCTCGCTTTATTACTTATTTGCGCGGCATTGGATTTGAAGTTAGGGAGTTTGATGAAAATGGCAAACAGTTTAGAATTAGTGGAGCGAACGGACACTACGGTGGTTCCCTTGATGGAATGTGTAAAGCCCCCGCACGCTATGAAATTAGCGAAGATGTTGTACTCCTCAATGAATATAAAACTAATGGAACAGGAGCAGGTTACACCAATGTAGTCAAAGGGCTACAAAAAGCCAAGCCCAAACACTTTGCGCAAATGAGCCAATACGGTTTTAAAAAAGGTTTAAAGTACGGTCTATATTTAATTGAAAATAAAAATGACAGTGACATAACGGTTAAGATTGTTATACTTGATTGGAATTTAGGTGCTCAAATGGAGCGCAAGGCTGAAGAAATAATTTTTGCTAAAGAGCCTCCCCCGCGCATATCTGATAACCCTGCGTTTCAAGCGTGCCAATGGTGCCATCAAAGAGATATCTGTCACAAAGGAGAACAGCCTGAACGTAATTGTAGAAGCTGTAGGCAATGTTCGCCAGTCGAAGAAGGACAATGGCATTGCTCTAAATTTAATGATGTTGTGCCTGATGATTTTATAGTCAAGGGTTGTCCAGATTGGTTGCCAATTTAAAATGATAACACCTAGATATTATCAGGAAGAAGCTCTAAAAGCTGTTTACCAATTCTTTATGACACATAAAGAAGGTAATCCACTTATCGGGCTTCCTACTGGTACTGGCAAGTCAGTACTACCTGCTATTTTTATTAATCGCGTTATGAAGCAATGGCCAAATCAACGTTTTCTTTTGGTGACGCACGTCAAAGAATTAATCGCGCAAAACGCTAATGTCATGATGAAAGTATGGCCTGAAGCGCCACTTGGAATTTACAGTGCTGGTTTAAAACTTAAACAAACTGCTCAGCCTATCGTGTTCGGCGGCATTCAAAGTATGATAAGAAATCCTGCTTTATTTGGCCATCGCGATATCGCTTTTGTTGATGAAGCTCACTTGGTTTCTGCCAATGACAGCAGCCAATATCAAACTTTTTTTGCTCATTTAAAATTGATTAATCCGAATTTAAAGATTATAGGAATGTCCGCGACCCTGTACCGCATGGGCATGGGGATGATCACAGAAAACGGCCTTTTCTCGCATGTCGCGTATGACATGACGAATATGGACGGCTTCAATAGGCTGGTAAATGAAGGTTTTATTTCTCCTTTAATTCCACTCCGCACTAAAACAGAACTAGACATTTCAGACGTTAGCGTACAGCAAGGCGAGTTTGTCGCGACACAACTTCAAGGGGCAGTTGATAAAGCTCCTATAACTTTTAAAGCACTTCAGGAATTGGTACATGCCGGGCAATCCAGAAAATCTTGGCTTATCTTTGCATCAGGAATTGAACACGCTGAACATATCGCTGAGCAACTTGGGGCTTTTGGTGTTGACTGCGCACCTGTCCATTCCAAGCGGCCAGCGGAATATAATGATGCCGCAATTAAAGCGTTTAAAGCAAATGAGCTTAGAGCTATCGTCAATTACGGAAAGCTTACGACAGGCTTTGATCACCCATCCATCGACTTAATCGGAATGCTGCGTCCTACGTTATCTGTGCCTCTATGGGTACAAATGTTAGGACGTGGTACTAGGCCAGCAGACGGCAAAAAGAATTGTTTGGTCATGGATTTTGCTCGTAATACACCGCGTCTAGGACCAATTAATGATCCTCAAATACCCACAAAGAAAAGCTCTGCTCCCGGTGAAATGCCAATTAAAATTTGCGAAAACTGCGGTACGTACAATCATATCTCTGCTAGACTTTGCTGTAATTGTGGGGAGCAGTTTAGCTTTCAGCAAAAGTTAGTTGGCAAAGCAGGAAGCGACGAATTAATTAAAGTTGCTGCAACCGAAGCTGTACCGATCATTGAGACATTCAATGTAGTATCTGCTCACTACGTCAAGCACGATGGAAAATTTGGTAAGCCTCCTACTTTAAAAGCAACTTATTTCACCAGCGGATTAGCCTTTAAAGAATTTGTTTGCTTGGAACACAATGGAATGGCTGGTAAGATAGCGCGGGATTGGTGGCGACGCAGGCATAAGGAAGAACCACCTAGGACAGTTGATGAAGCATTAGGGTTTGTTTCGCAGTTACGAGTGCCTAGACAGATTAGAGTGCATGTTAATAAAACTTATCCTGAGATTTTAAATGCGGAGTTTTAATAATGCTGCGCACCTTAATAGCCCTAATAGTTTTCTGTTTAACCCTGAGCGTATCTTATGTGACCGATGCTAGACGCTATCGACATAGGCACCATTACGTTAAGCAGATTGTTCCTCTACCGCAGGAAAGAATAGCTACGTTTGAAGATTTGTGGAATGAAAGAAGTTTAAAATGAATGAAAAAATAAATCATCCTAATCATTACGGCGGTAAAGACAATCCTTATGAAGCTATCAAAGTTATTGAAGCATGGGAGCTTGGATTTAATTTAGGAAACACTGTAAAGTATATAAGCAGGGCAGGTAAAAAAGAAAGTTTATTGGAAGATTTAAAGAAAGCAGCTTGGTATCTTGATAGAGAAATTAAAAATGCAGAAAACGCATTGCCTAAGAGGACATGAATATATAAAAGAAAATACAAGATGGTCTATCGGAAATAGCGGCAAGCCTCAACGTTCATGTAAGCAATGCAATTCAATAAGAGTTAAATTAAAATATAAAAATGATAAAGCCTTTAGAGAAAAGAAGAAAGCTTATTCCAAGGAATATAAATGTACAAACAACCCAAACCAATAATGCGGCAAAATAATCATGCCGATTTTTATTCAGATGTTCACACTGCATTAGATAAAGTAATTAAAAATCCTATGACAATGCCGTATCAAAACTGTTTAAACTGTAAGCATTGGAATTTTGGAAAAGATTTGTGTACTAAGTTTGATGCAAAACCTCCGACTGAAATTATTGTTTATAGTTGTCCAGCCTATGAGGATGATTTAGACATCCCTTTTTAGTTAGTAAGCTAGAGAAAGAATGGATAAAATGACTAAACAAGAATTAATAATTTGCAATCAAATCGCTATCATGGAAGCTTTAAAAGTCATAATGGTTCATACTGATAAACCAGAACGCAACCCTATGGCTAATACTTGGCAATTTGATCATTTAAAAAAGATGATAGAAACAAGTCAAAAATAAATGGCACGCGCACCACGCTCAACCAAGACTGAACCTACCAAATCAAGTTTGCTAACTGCTCTAGAGTTCTGCTCATGCGTATCTGATAAGTTAGGAGCAAGCTATGAAACGCATATTGGTTTGCGAAATCATTGGGCTATTGCTTTCAATGGGATTGTTGCTGCTGGGTCACCAATTGTGGAAGACATTTACGCTCACCCACACAATTTATTGCTCATCGAAGCTTTGTCAAAATGTGATGATGTTTTTTCATTAACTCAGCTAGACAATGGCAGGCTTTCAATCAAGTCTGGTAAGTTCAAAGCTGTAGTGCCTTGTCTTGATCCTGCGTTGATGCAAGACGCGCTGCCTGATCCTTTGCTAGCTCCCATCACCAATAAATTTAGGGACGCTGTAGCGGCTGTTGGCGTACTCGCAAACGAAGATGCTCAACACGTTCTAATGGCTTCTGTGCTTATGAACGGTGCTTCTGTTATCTCTACCAATCGCGTGATGTTGCTGGAATACTGGCATGGGTTAGACCTTCCGTTTAATATTCCATTGCCAAAAGAATTTGTAACAGCATTGGTGAAGTGCAAAAAGAATTTAACAGGCTTTGGATTTAGTCGCTCTAGCGCTACCTTCTATTTCGAAGATGGATGTTGGCTTAGGACGCAATTATATTCTGACGAATGGCCAGATGTTTCGCGCATTCTAAACCGCGAAGCTAATCTATGGAATATTGATCCGCAGTTTTTTAAAGCTCTAGAAAGTGTTGCGCCATTCTCAGATGATGGTAATGTTTATTCTGATACAAATCTTTTAATGTCTCATGCTGATCATGGAATAGGGGCCGAGTTTGAATGTAACGGCATTCCGAAAGGATTTATTTATCCGATTAAACAATTAATGATTATGAAACCATACGTTCGCAAAATTGATTATATGGCTAATGGAGTTGCTGATAGTAGCTATTGTCTGGTGTTTCAAGGGGATAGTTTGAGAGGAATGATCAGTGGTCGTCAACGCTGAAGGTCTAATAACCCTAGACCGCGCTGTAATGCTCAAACCCTATCAGCCTCGCCAATTCATTGAGCGAGAATATCTGACTGATGCTGAAATTCTAAGCTTCACTAACTATCCTGCGTTTGTGGATGTTGAATGCTATCCAAATTATTTTTTAATCAGTTTTAAAATTAATGGTAAGTTTCTATGCTTAGAGTGTGGGCAAAATCGTGGCTTCAATCCAAGAATGCTATCTTGGATAATGAACAGTTATAAAACCGTCGGATTTAATTCGATCAAATATGATCTATTAATGATATGGCTTGCTTACACTACACAGGACACTCATGTTTTAAAAGATGCTTCAAACGATATCATCGTTAGGGAAATGCGAAAGCAAGACCTTCAAAAAGAATATCAGTTTTTTTCACCTAAGACTTCTCATGTTGACCTCATTGAAGTAGCTCCACTCAAAGGCTCATTAAAATTATATGGAGCTAGGCTTCATTCACCTCGTATTCAGGAATTACCTTATCCAGATACACAAGAATTGAATGAAAAAGAAATTGAAATTGTTCGCAATTATAATTTCAATGACCTTGACGTTACAGAACAATTATATAATTTTATGAAAGAACGCTTGGAACTTCGCGAGGCTATGAGCATTGAGTATAACGAAGATTTAATGAGCAAGTCTGATGCTCAAATTGCAGAAGTTATTTTGGCTAAAGAAGTTGGAAAGCTAAACGGAAAGCGACCACAAAGAGCTACAATAGAAGCTGGTACTGTCTACCGCTATATCATTCCAGATTATATCCAGTATAAAACGCCAACCTTAAACAGTTTATTAGAACGGCTCAGAGTTGCTAAATTCATTGTACAGCCTTCAGGCAAGATTGCTATTCCTGAAGAACTAAAGACATCTGTTCAAATTAATAAGGGGGTATACCGTCTTGGAATCGGTGGATTACATTCGTCTGAAGAAACTGTTACATATAAAGCAACGGAAGATATGGCTATTGTCGATAGGGACGTGGCTAGCTATTATCCTAGGCTTATCACTACTCTTAAGTTATTTCCCGCATCCTGTGGTCCTAATTTCTTAGTTGCGTTTAATAAAATTATTGATATTCGTTTAGATGCCAAGAAAAAGAAAATCTTTTCCAGAGATAAAGGATTAAAGATTGTTATCAATGGAACATCAGGTAAGTTAAGTGATGTTTGGTCTATCTTTTACGCTCCTGATTTAACAATCCAAATGACTGTATCAGGTCAACTAGCGTTGCTAATGTTCATTGAATGGCTGGAGCTATCAGGTATACAAGTTATTAGCGCTAATACTGACGGCATTGTTATGCTAGTGACAAAAGATAAAGAAGAAACTTTAAAACAAATTGTAGCTCATTGGGAAAAGACAACAGGATTTGAAACAGAAGAAACTAGATACAAAAGCTATCATGCAAGGGATGTTAATGCTTATTTTGCTGTGAAAATGGACGGTAGCGTTAAAGTTAAGGGAAATCCTTATTCAGAAGTTGGCTCGCAATCAGGAACACAATTAGATGTTAATCCTTCAATACTTATCTGCTCTGACGCTATCAAATCCTTTCTTGCTAATGGCAAACCCATTGAGCAAACCATCAGAGAATGCCGAGACTTCACAAGATTTATCAACGTTAGACAAGCAAAGTCTCCCGGTGCCCACAAATCAGGGGAGTATTTGGGAAAGGTCCTCAGATGGTACTATGCGATTAGTGAAACAGGCTCAATTAACACAGTACAAGCTAATAACAAAGTAGCTGATAGTGATGAAGCTAAGCCAGCAATGGATATGCCTAAAGACTGGCCAGACGATTTAAATTACCAATGGTACATAGACAAGGCTAACGAAATATTGTATGAAATTGGATATTTAACTAGACCTAAACAAGTGGAGTTCTTTTGATGATCATTACTGCTGTAGCACTACTTTACCTAATCACTCCTGCTCAATACGGCGGTCCCCCAATGTGGGATCGCGGCCCTAATCCTGAATACAGCCGTCCCCGCCCAATGCCACCACCAAGGCGCTACGGGCCGCAGATGGAGCCGTGTATCTATCGCGGCGATTGCAGAGGACCAAGGCCCAATTACGGGATGCCCAGATATCCGGGGCCTCCCGACAGGTACGATATGTACGATGGAGAATGACGAAAAAGCCCCTTCGCAGGGGCTTTTATTTTTAGGTAGGCTCAGCTACCCCGAATAGATTTTAACGAGCGCTAGGCCGGTTTCTGGGCATCTGGTGCGGTAACTGGAGGGGCCTTAGCGTTGATGACATCCAAAAGCATTGTAGAAGCACGCCCAAGGCTATCGGCCGCGTCCCTAAGATGCTCTAGCGCAACCCTTAGTTGACTTTCTTGCACGCTGAAATCCTTATCTCCAGAACCATCATCTGCCCAAATACGACGAATTTGATTTATCATCTTATTTAAGCCTTTTGGGTGTAGACCTGATTTCATTAGTCAATGCCGTTAAAGCCACAGTATTGCTGTGGATTGCGGTAGCTACTTGATCAGCAGCTTCTATTCTTTCGTCATAACTTTCGCTCAATAAATTTTCTAATAATTGAATGCGTAAATCTTTTTTTTCTTCACGTTCTTCAGACCTACTGAGCATAACCCACATTAGAACAGCTAACGCGCCCGGTGGTCCCCAAGCTTTTATGAGTTCCAATAAAATATCCAAGGCTTATACCCGTGAAAATACGGCAGGAGTGTGCGATTTTGCACACTTTTGAAAATAATTTTCAAACATCATCATCTTGTTCAGGTGACAATGGAGCTTGAATACGCGCTGAAGTTGTGGCGATTTGAGCGCTAAGAGCATCCAAATCAGCTTGCGTTACCACTTTCTTATTTACTAGATGATCCCATATGCCTTTAGCAAGAGGCTCAATAACCTGTTCTAACTTAATAGCAGTAGGGGCAAGCGTAACAGCCGCGCCAAGAACTTGTTCAATAATAGCAATGATTGCTGCTGCGTTCATGTTATGGGTTTCCTTGCTGAATTTGATAGAACGCTGTTACTGCTGATTGTGCAGCCGCTAATACAGCACTAGCATCAATCGTCGGATTGTCACGAACAAATACTTCTACGCGACCTAATGCGATGCCAGCTTTACGGTCAGCATCTTGCATCTTCACAACAATAGAACGCCGCGAACAAATATTAGTTACACTCTCTAACCGCGTCTTAGTGCAGCGAAAGCCATCACGATAGCGCTGAACGTAGGTATCAGCACCAGCCTGTGCTATAGCATAAGTAGCTTTCAAATCATATAAACTCATAGGCGTAACGGGATTAGCTACGCTTGCTGTAGGAAGAAAAATCTTCGTTCCATTAGGACCATTCACACAACCAACAAGGCTTAAGCTTAAACCTATAATAATTAAAATCTTTTTCATATTAAGATACCTTTTGTACTTGACTGCTATTAGTAGCGTCAACCAAAGTTTTATCTGTAACACTAATCTTACCGACAACTTCAGGCTGAGCAGCAACAGCATCAATTAAGGCTGCTTTAGCTTCAGTACTCTTAGGAATAGCAGGATCAAGAGCTACAGCAGTCGTAACCTCAATAACAGCCTTTTGAGCTTCTATCGCAGCAGGTCCAGCAGGTCCAGTAGCAATAGCCATCAATTTTTGCGAAATGCCTTTAATTGAAGCTGAGTTCCAACCTGCTTTGCCAATTAAATAAATCCCAACAGGACCAATAATAACCCACATTTTAGTCAAAGCGCCATAAGCTGAAATGATACTTTCGTTAAAATCATGAACAGCAGCAGTTAATTGCGCTACTTGCTCAGGAGTTACAAATTGTAATGCTCCAAAAAGAGTAAACAATGTACCAGCAGCCGTACCACCATGACGTAAGACAGAGCCTAATTTACTTTGTGCTTCGGTCACTTCAGCCATTTCAATTTCCTTTAAATATTAACGTGAAACCGCTTCAAAATGCATCCAATCTTTACGACCCTTATAATCTCCTCCCCAAAGCCAATTTTCATTTTTAAACGCAGTGATGACTATAGGGGACATTTTACCAATTTTAGCGCCTAAAGGATTATGTTCCGGGTCAAGATCGATAGCTGCGGCGAATGAATGATTAGAAATATTGGTCGATCCCCGTATTGATCTAGGGTTGTAACATCCTCCGTAATTGCTAACGCCAATCGCGTCAATCTTTTTCTGATCATGCCCACACTTATCTAGAATTTCATTGAAGATTGTCAAAAGCGACGTGGCAACTTTCTTATTAACTGTAATGCTTTTAACCGGGTGATGATCATAATACATTTGAAACGGTGGAATTATTGGTATTAAATTTGTTCCCGGCTTTCCAAAAAAAGCAGTTTTAGACTTGGTGTCATCATGGGGCCATTGCATATTTTAAATATCCTTATTGAACTCTAAACATAGTTACAGCTTCTGCGCCTAATGTACAGTTAGTTATAACTAACATCCACATGCTACCAGTATTATTAGCTACAGTTAATACGTTTGTAGTACTAGCTAAAGTTACACCAGCGCCAGCAACTAAAGTTGCAATTTGGCCAGTATTTCTGTTACCATATGATATTGTACGGCTCATAGGAACGTCGCAAGCATTGCCGGGTCCGCCAGATGTAGACTGAACAATTTGCTGTGCGGTAGGAGTAGTATCACTAAATCCAGCGCCGGGAGCACCAGTACGATCAATATGTCCTGTTAGTAATTGAGCAGCGGTAAGTGTAACGCCAACACCAGAACTCACATTAACAGTAGTTGCTCCTGTCCATAATTTAGCTGAAGTAGCCCCTACTGTAGACCCATTACCTAATTGAAAGCTATCAGGTTGGGTCAACAAGCGAGCATAAGAGCCAATTCCCCATGCTCTTTGCAAAGCTGTAGCATTACGTTTTCCGCAAAGTTCACCTATACATTCTAAATTACTGTCACCACTAATTCCAAATACATTGGCTCCTACATTTGGAAATCCGGCAGGAATGGCTGAACCGGCTAAAGCAGCCCCACCAGCAGTATCTCCAATCGCAGTAACTTGAACATTAGCAACGCCAACAAATAAAGCTGCGTGGCCAACTGCTGTATTGTGATCGCCAACAGTTTCGGCAAGCATTGACGCGCGACCCATTGCAACATTAGAGCCGCAAGTAGTACACTGGCGTAACGCTTGATTTCCTAAAGCTGAATTATAGTTTTGTGTGATAACACCATTATGTAAGTTTTGACCTACCAGATACCCTATAAGAGTATTTCCAGTATCAACAGTTAGTGCTCCTCCATTGCCAGAACCTATGAGAACATTTTGAGTACCAGTAGTTAAACCTAATCCTGCTCCGGACCCAATAGAAATGTTATCAGCAGCACCATTCATAACTGGAGACGTTGTGGTGTCGCCAATGCCAAAACTAGCTGTACTAGCAGTACCGCGAGTAAAAGAAAATCCATTAATAGAAGTAGCTGTAGCTACTCCTAATGTTGGAGTTATAAAAACAGGACTTGTCGTCATAGCAACATTAGCAGTACCACTAATGTTATATTCACCTAAAATACCAGCATTATCAAATAAAACTCTAGTGGTAGTTCCTGCTGTTACAACAGTAGAACCTACAGTTAAAGCTGAACTCAAAACAGTAGCGCTAATAGTGTTTCCGGTACAAAGCAGTCCTGCTCCACAAGCAACACTTCCTGTCATACCACCTAAAGCTGTAACGCCAGATGCAGTAGCAGAATTATCATCAGGCAAAACTTTAATTATATAGTTTGAAGTTTTAGTAGGTGGAACAATACTTTTTAAAATAGGAGTTGTGGTATAAGTAACTGTTAGCTGTCCGCCAGTTCCCCCGCCACCAGTAGTAGCAGCAGGATTATTGGGAGGAGATGTACAACTACCAGCAGTCAATAAAACAGGAGGATTGGTAAAAGCATTTCCAACTACTGTAACCGTAAACTGAGGCTGAGTAGCACAAGTACCACCAGCAATTGTAATTGTTTGAGCACCATTAGTATAACCAGAACCGGGGGCACTAACAACAGCAGCATTTGCCACTCCACCAAATGCAGCCGGTATTCCAGTAAAAGTAGCGCCAGTTAAAGTTACAGCGCGTGGCGTCCCCCCGCTAGTAGTTAAAGCCGTAAAACTAGCTCCTGCTGTACCAGCTACACCTAAACTATCAAAAGAACCAGTTCCGCCGATAGTTCCAGCAGGAGCATAGCCAGAAGGAAGATTTCCATTTGTTAGTGTGATACTAGTATTTTCTGCACCACCAGCAGCGCCAGACGAATTTGGATCAGTCGCGCCAAAATAAGTAGTAGTCAACCTATTAGCTGCCACTCCTCCCATTATATCATTGCCAGCGATAGCAAAGCCTCTAAAGTCTGGCATATTAAAAGTAGTGCTTCCGTTACCTCTACCCCATGGAAAAAATATACCATTAGTGTTAATAGTAACGTTAGCATTTACAGCCATAGTTACTGTAGTAGCAGTTTTAGAAATAACAGTAGTAAAACCGGGAGCTACACAACTAATTTCAATAGTCATCCCTATCCAAAAATTAGTTGTATCGCCAAGTCCACTTAAAATAGGACTTCCTGAATTACAAAAAACAGATTGAGTAGAAGTAATAGCTGTAAATAAAGCAGAATATGTAGTACGTGAAAGCTCCTGCCCATATGTAAAAACATATTGATTAGGGGCTGTCATACCAGCCCAAGGCTTAATCGTCCCTACTAAATCACCATCACCAGTTGCAGTAGAACCGCCTCCTCCACCTGATCCGGTAGAAGATGTAACTTGATCCCAAATAACATTATTAAGTCTATCTTTAACAACTTGACGATAAGAACCTGAGCCTAAAAGTAATGCTCTACCTGCTGCATCTAACGTAAGTGGATTAGCATTAGGAATAGTCTCGGCAGCATCTTGCCAAGTTGTTTTATGAGTAGTGGTAGCAGGAATAAAACTTTCTACAGTTCCCGCCGTTAAAGGTTTCCCATTCGCATCTATAAAGGTTGTCTTGGCAGGAGGAAGAATGCTAGCAGTCTGCGCATAGGCAAAATGCATTTGTGCGACCACAAGCACAGACAATAAGAAAGTTTTAAAGATGGAATGGGTAACACTTTTCATAATCTTCTTCCTGCTATTTAAATTTCGCAATTACGTTTGGATGCCCACAATTCTAATCGTCATAGCATATTTTTGGTGGAAATCAGAAAATTATCGTCTATGGGCCAATTACACGCGACAACGCGTTACCGCTTCTGGAAAGCAAACTTTGCTTAGGTGGAGAAATAACATCAGATAGCGCTTGTATTAAAGCATCTTTTTCGGGTCCGGTAGCAGTAGCTAATTTAGCTAATTCAACATTTTTAGCTTTAGCGTGAGAAAGTTTAGCTACATCATAAAGTTTTGCTGCACCTTTTAATCCAAGAATAGCACCTGTAGATGCACCAAAAGGACCGCCAGATAAAGTACTGGCAACTTCACCTGCTGCCATTACAGGAAGACTTTTCATAACATTTGAAGCTTCAGGCAAATCAACAGCACTATGTGCTTTTAATCGCTGTGGTGTTTGAGAACCTTCAAATAATTTTTTATTAGTATCGGCTATTTGTCTTTCATGTTGAAGTTTGGCAGACATAGCCTCTACTTCAGCATCACCAAATAAATATTTTAATTTAGATTTGTTAAATTCAACTTGAGGAATTTCAGTTCCTTTTTGACCTACAGCATTACGCATACCATTAATTTGTCTATCAACAGCCATGCGCGCGCCTTCTTTAGCGGCTGCCAATTCGTCAGCAGTAGCTTCTTTCTCTACCCAATGTTTCCAATAACTAGGGTCATCTTCCCTTTTAGTAGAACGATTTTGTAAAACTGTTTCACCTTTTTCAAAAGCATTTTCAACATGCATATCATCGCGATATTGTTTTAAAGCTGGCTTATATTGATTACCAGTTCCTTTATCAATCGTATCAACAATCTTATTGCGAACGTCCATCAAATCATGACCCAAGTTAGCATCAGAACCGCCATTTTTAATTAAGCGTTCTGCTCTAACACGCAATCTAGATTGAACATCATGTAAATCATCAGTGTAATGCGCCATTTGGTCTCTATCTGGCCACTCTCCCCTGATCTCTTTTCTAACCTTTAAAAGCTCAGTCTGCAAAGGACTTACCGCAGGCGTAACCGTTCCTTTTCTAATTGAATTTAAAAGAGGCTTACCAATTTCCTTATCAATTCCATTTACTAAATCAGTAATATCAACAATAGGAGTTTTAGAGACAACAGGATTGATTAAAGTCTTTCCAGTCTCTCTAGCTTTTGCTTTTAAACGATCAACAGTATTTTTTAAATCTATTGGACCGCCCATTGTGTCACTAACAATATCGCCGACGGCACCTTTAGCGCTATTCAATCGTTGCTCCACAACGTTTTTCATTAAATTTTGATGCGGTCCTTCAGTCACAACTAGCTTTTGTGCAGCTTGTTGAACTGAGTTATTAACATCCATAGGAGATAAGCGTGGATTAGATTTTAACTCAGCTATAAATGTGGGCAAATTCTCTTTACCAACCAAATCAATTAATTGCGTAAATGCCTTATTAACAGGTCTAGCGGCGTTAACAGCACCACCTATTTTAGCAACAGGCAAAGCAGCGCCAGCAACAAAACCAGCAGCTTCGCCAGCCCTTTCACTACCAGTTAAATTAGTAACAGGTTTTTCTACTACTTCTTTCAATGCCCCTGTAACTGGCGATGCGACATAACCAGCAGCCCCTAACGCCATCTTCCCAACGCCAGTAGCAGGACGATTTTCAATTACATCCTGAGCACCGCTTTTAAACGTCTCGATGCCAGTCCTAGCAGCCTCGCCAGTTGATCGCGCAATATCCCCCGGTAGCTCTGAAGCTCCTGTGGCAACGTCTCCTACCAGCTTGCTAGGGCTGCTATAGCGCCTTGGATTTTCTCCTCCCAACTGTGAAGGCTGAGCGTTAATATCAGCCGATTGTTCTGCTGTAGCTCCAGAAATAGGAGGCTTAGGCGTAGTATCAATATTCACTCTCTTTACGTCAGCAGAAATTGCCGCCGTGGGAGTAGAGCTAAGATAAGACTTTAAATAATCATCGCCAGTCATAGGCGTATCAGTACCTTTTGGAGTAGGTACTTTACCGCCTAAATAACCTTCTAATAATTGATCAGCGTCCATTTTTTAAAGCCTGAATAGATTTCGTCTCATGAGCAATTTGAATAGAGCTTTTAAATGTTCTTAATTCTTCTGGTGACATGCCTTCAATTAGTTTCTTAAGCTTATCTTTACCCATCATATCAACCCCATACGCTCTAGGGTCTTGTTCGTTATTAAAGCGTACAGAAAACTTTTGATATTCACTTTCAGGTAAACCAGATTTTTCAAATGCTACAATTTCAGCTTGTTGCATACGACGCAGAGATAATGCTGATTTTGCAACATCAACGGCAGCAGCATTAGAAATACCCACACTAGGATTTCCAGCAAACGCGGCAGCCAATTTGTCATTAGTACCACTATTGCCAGTTTGATTAACGAAGTCAGTTAAATATTTCTTAGCCTTATCATAATCAGCAACAGTGCCGTTAAAATCACTTTCTTTAACACCCGGAACGTTAGATATGGCAAATGATTTCATATTATTAATGGTATCTGTTCCGGGGCCAGTACCTTTAGGACCAAGCCTTTCAAGTGCTGGAATAGCTTGCTGCAACGGGAAGATTTCACGCTGAAAACTACCAGCCCTTTGCCTAGCTGCAACAGCCGCTTGCGCGCCACCTTGCGCACCAGTCTCCATAGCGCCTCCCGTGCCCGGTGGTAAGCTTGTCGTAACGCCACCGGGTCTAGCCGCGCTAAATCTATCAGCGAATGTGGGAGCTTCTGCGGTCGCTCCTGTGACCGTTCCGCCAAAGTTGGAGCTAGGCCCTAAAATAGCAGGATTGTTAATCGGGCCGGGCGGGTTAGGAGGTCCGGGCCTAGCCGTAGGAGCGGGCCTAAATTGGCCGGGTATTCCACCTTGAACGGGTAAAGAACCGGGCGGAATTTGTGCAGGTTGTGGACCGATTAATTG